GTACTCTTTGAAGGTTTTCATGGGTTAGGGTTTAGTAATGCGAAGATATACACAAATTAGGAACATTCATCCAACAGCTTTTGAAATTGCTCAACGCTTGAGATGACTACATACCTGTAGCCAACTGCCTCTACGACCCCCTGCCACCACTTTTGGGATAGGGATTGCTTACCCTTCGGTGCTTTGAACTCAAGGAAGATGGCACCGTTGTCGGACAGGTAGGTCATGTCTGCAACTCCAGCGGTCAGGCCAATGCCCTTGAGAAAATGACCGTTTGTTCGGCTTCGGGGGTTGTTGAGGTTGAGGAATAGCCTGCCTTCCTCCTGTGGTTTGAGGAGTTTGAACAACTTGACGCAGGCTGCTTGCAGAGTGTATTCGGGTGTCATAGCGGAAATTCAGTTGCTCGTGTATATTCCAGTTCGCATTTAATGGCAGCTATTCCAAGGCTTCCGTTGCGATTCTTTCGGACGATGACCTCCATCAAGTTCTTGTCGGCCTCCTTGTCGTGTTCGGCTGGGCGATAGACAAAAGCAACCTTATCGGCATCAAACTCAAGTTGCCCAGTTTCCCGAAGGTCGGATAGAATAGGACGATGGTCGGCTCTTGTTTCGGTCGCCCTTGATAGCGATGAGATTACCACTCCAAAGACCTTCTGCCTCTTGCAGATTCCTTTGAGTTGCTTTGAGATGTTGGTCATCTGCTCGATCTTGGGCTTCATCTTGTCGGACTTTGAACACTCCACGAGTTGCAGGTAGTCAAGATAGAAGCCGACCACACCGTGCTTGAGTTTCATCTTCGCTATCTCGCCTTCAATCCTGTCGGTGGTTGCTTGGGTTAGGTCCACGATGTGCAAAGGGATGTCCTTGAGTTTATCGATTTTCACACCCATCTCAAAGAACCTCTCCGAGTTGATTCGGGCTTGAGGGTCGAGGAATGCCTCGCCTTCAATGGAGGCAAGGTTGGAAAGCATTCGGCTCAAGAGTTGCTCGGATGACATCTCCATCGTAAAGAAAACAACTGGATGACCGATCATGGCTTGGTTCAGGGCAAGTTGCAGTCCAAGCAAGGTCTTGCCCATTGCAGGTCGGCCACCAAGGAGGATAAACTCGGTTGGCTTGAATCCTGTGAGGATTCGATCCATAGGTCGGATATAGGTTGGGTATGTTCGATCTTGCCTTCTGCCCTCCCTAACCTCGTTGAGTTCCAGCAGGTAGTCCACGGCTAAAGGATGAGCCAAGGTATTCACGGCTACATTGTCCACCGCTTGAATCATTTGGAATGCCTCAAAGGCTACGACTGGGTCGAAGTCCTTGGCCATCGACTCCTTGAGTTCATTAAGGGTCCTCTGCTTCCAAGCCTCATTGAGGTCGGATGCGTATGCCTTCCAGTCGCCAACTATGGTTATACCATCGTATAGGTTTGACAGTTCAAAGACCAATGCCCCTTGGTTATTGTCTTGGAGCTGCTTGCCGAGGGTCGGCAGGTTGACTGGTCGCTCGGCTTTGTGGAGTTGAACAATGGCTTGGTATATTGGCACTCGGTTGCCTGTGAACAAGCGTTCAGGTATTGAATGCAGCAAGGCTGACCTGTTGCCGAGGGCATCCATCAGGATTGATAGAAGGTTGTATTCAGCGGAAAGTTGGTAGGGTGTCGGTTTCATCGGTTAGGGTTTGGTTACCAAAGGTAGGGTTGCGTTGGATGGCTTGGTCTTCCCAGCGTTTACCGTTGATGTAGGTGGAAGGATGGGGAACGAATTGAGCAGGGGTTTCGGAGTAGAGGCGTTGAATGTTGCTGACTGCGAGTTCTTGCTCGGTCTTGGTTAAGCGTAGGAAGGAACGCTTGGCCCTTGCCTTGTCGGTCTTTCTTGGGAATGTTGTCCAAAATTGGTCAAACCTTTGGTCATTCTCATTATCCTTTTCATTCTCCTTTTCATTTACATTCTCATTATCATTTCCATTATCATTATACATTAGGTTAGGGGATGGTTCGGGTATGGTTAGGTCTTGGTTAGCCTTTGGTTTCCCACCACGCATACCTGCTTCGTATTTACGCTGATTAGCAGCGATTTGCGGTTTTATGGCCTCCCATACTGCTTGTGAGTAGCGTGTGAGTTCAGGCTCAACTTGGTCGAGTGCGTACGCAATTATTGCGTGATATAACTCCAGTTGCTCACTTGCTTCGAGGTGCTGGATGCTGCGTTGGAACGAGCGGTAAAAGACGAATGAATCTCTCATATTCCAAATTTTATTGCGATGATACATTCTTGGGGTATGTCCTTAAACTCGGTGTACATGAATTTTTGCCGATGATTGCCAACCTGATTTTGCCTATATCTGCATGGAATCTTCCCTTGTGCATGGAGCATTTTATACCTTGCAAGGTCAATAAGACAATACCGTAAGCATTCGGTATAGTCAGGGTTAACATAACCAACAAAGTAAAGTTGAGCGGTGCAGGTGTAATAATTGCCAAGCACCCCACTATTTTTTTCGGTTTCAAATGTAGCCGTGTTGAATGTAGTGGTTAAGCACTTCTCTTGCAGCGTGAGCCTTGCGTTGTTCTCAAGGGTTAGAATGACATCAATTCCTTCTCGATAGTCATAGGTAGCCAATAGGTCAGTCTTGTTTACCTCGGTTATTCCCTCTCCCTCGGATATCGGAAGAAGTGAACGGTATATGCTATTAAATAGCGATTCGGATTTCTTGCTATTGTCAATTCTCTCCGCAAAATGACGACCAATATTTAAGTCGTTGACAATGTGAATCCTCTCTATACCAAGCATGGCTCGACTCCTGTTAAAGCGTAAAACCTGCTCAATATTACATTGCCGTATTGAGGGACAATCTCATAAGCGATGCACTCCCTGTTGGTCTTTTCGCAAGCAAGTAGGGTTGAACCACTCCCACAAAAAGGGTCAAGAACAATGTCATCCTCAACCGTTAAAGCCTTGATGACATCCATCATAAGCAATACAGGCTTTTGGGTTGGATGAAATCGCTGGTCCCCATTACCAGACAATGAATCCGCATTGATTGCTCCTCCGTGTTGCACCCTTATCATGATGCTTGACTTTGCCGTATTGGCTGATTGAAACCAAGCGAGTTCAAATGGGCTTCCAAGCATCGTGTCGGCTGCTTCGGTCAACCTCTTATCCCACACTATCCACCCACCGACAGGCAGCGATGGCGAGTAATAATTAGCACCAAATAAGCATACGTTTGTAAAGTGTAAGAATGGCTCCGGGTCAAACTGTTGGTCATCCCCGATTATTTTCTCGTGCTTAGTCTTGTTGGTATTGCAGGTGTAATCCGGGTCATAATCAATGCCATACGGAGGGTCGGTAATGCAAGCGTCTGCATATTCATCCTGATAATCAAAGTAACTTCCAATGGTTAATCGATGCCGACCTAATTGCCACGTCTGCCCCAGTTGACAGTTGTATGCTTCAGGGCTTGCCATGTTAACCTTGACCTCTTCTTGTTGAACTATTAGTCGTTCCTGCAATCGGTTCTCTGCTTCCACTCGTTTCTCCTCCTTCTTAATTTCCTTGTACGCCTGATTGATACTGACCTCGCCAGTGCGTAGTTGTTCCTTAACTTCATCGCTGGCCTTGGCTTGAAGGACCTTAACCTTGGCGATGGTGTCGTGGCTGACGTTAGCAATCTTGGCAAGTTCTTTTCCTGTTTCAATAGGTTTTGCTTCTTCAGATTTCTGAGGAAGCAAAACGCCACCTTGACCGCCTTTTTGATTAGCCTTGGCCTTATCTCTAAATACTTGCTCCAATTCCAAAGCCAAGACGCTGCGTTGAAATGCCTGCAGGTTACGCCTGCCAAACTGGTTGCGAATCATCCACTCCTTGCACTCATTAAGGTCGGCAAATTGCATTGCCTTGGTTGTGAATGGTATGCCAAGGTCATTGGCAATAGCGTAGCGATTGTGTCCATCCACAATCGTTCCATCCCAAGTTAGGATGGCTTCACGGATGCCTTCCGCAAGGATGTTGTCGGTTAGTTGCTGATATTCTTTCGAGGTTAGCGAAGGTATCAGTGTTTGGAGTTCGGGGTTGATGTTGAGTTTTTGCATGGTTGATTGGTTATGTTGTTAAAAAAAAATACCCCCGACTGATTGAGGCAGCCGAGGGTAGGGGCGTATGAGAACCCTTTATCGGTAGTACCGTGTGGCCTCAATTACACACGGACTGACGCACAAATATACGATTAGAACGGCATATCACCTTCTTGGGGTGCAAAATTTCCACCGCTATTCTGCGTCTGCATCGGCTCCATCTTGCCTGACAAGAATTTCTTGCCGTTGGCTGATTCCTTAATCCAGCAGGACAATTTCATCTTCGTTCCATCAGGAAGGATAGCATCGCCCCTGTAATCAGGACGCTTGGGGTTGTCGCCCTTGTCGTTAGCGAACAGGGTGAAGGAGTTGGGTTGGGGTGTGTAGTTCATGGGTTTTGGGGTTAAAGGTTTGGGTCTTTGATTGGAATTAGGTGTTGTAAGTCATTGTTCTTCTTCGGATCGAACCAGTAGTAGCAACGATGCGAGTAGAGGTGTCCTGTGGCTCGCAGATCATCGATAATGCGATAAGTGATACGAATGTGCATCCCAAGGGCTTCGGCTAACTGGGTGGCTCGGTAAGGCTTTTCAAGCAGCATCATAGCAGCCTGCACTCCTGCCACTCGGCCTATCTTTTGGATGCCTTTCTTTTTCTTGGGTGGTGTCTTAACGGCCATATTACTTGAAGCTAACTGCAATGGATGACTTGGTTCCCTTGGCCGTGCAGACTGGAATCTGCTCACCTGTGGATTCGTCAAAGATAGCCGACTTGCCTGCTTGCCGAAAGGCGAGTTTAAGGATTTCTTCACGCTCCTTCAACTGGGCCTTTAGGTCTGCGTAGGTCGGGTCTTCCTCGTAGTTGGGAGTGAGGCTTCCTTCCTTCAGGGTTACCTCCGCACCGAAGGCTTGGAAGGTCTTGCCGTGCTTGCTGGCCTCGTCTGCTACGGTCTGCTCGGTTTGCTTGATTGCCACCTCACAGGCCTTGACAATGGCCTTCAGCTTGATATGAGCCTCGATGGGATTGACCTCGCCTTCGTTGATGCGGTCAGTCAGTTGCTGGGCGATTTGGGCGATTTCTGCCTTGCAGATGTCAGCCTTGGGGATGGTGATGATGGGTAGGTAGGTCATGGCTTGGATTTGAAGGTGTCGAAGATTTGGTTGCAAGATTCAGCGATGCGGATTCCTGTGGCGTTGGACAGGTCAATGCACTCGCCCAAGGTCAGTTGGATTGGAACGATTTTCTCGCTCAAGGCTTTGACCAGTTCCTCGCCAATGGTCGGGTAGGTGGCCTTGAAGTCAAGGAGTTTCTTGTACTCCGCTGCGTTCATTTGTTGAAGTAGGTTCATGGCTGCACCTCCTGTAGTTTAGATTGGAAGAATGCGATGCCCTTCTTATAGCGGTCGGGGGTCATCTTGCTATGGTCCTGGTACTTCCATTGCTCCTCCTTCGGCATCTGCTCGACCAGTGCAATGAAGTCAGCCTTGAGGGTGGCCAACTCAATGTCATCGAAGTTCTTGACCAGTCCAAGGCGGTCGGTCAGGTCATCCACATTGGCGATGACCTCCTGTTTGGCGATGGCCATTTCAACCTCATTGCTGGAGGCGATGCTTGTTTCGATACCGATACCAAGGTTGGCCAAGGCACGACCCCAAGCGGAGGTTTCGCAGTTCTCGACATAGGAGGTCTTGTTGATCATGCTGGAGGTACGATCTTCGGAGGCATGGCCTACGGCACGGATGCGGCCATCGGCATCACGGATGACGGCACGAATGCAGCAGCGGTCAGGTTGCAGGTCAACGAGTTCGGATTCGATGCTCCAATCGGCGTAAGCTTTCTCGTTGCGGAAGTACAGGAGGCGTTGGTTGACCTCCACATAGTCCTTCCCTTTGATGTTAGCGGTTTTGAACTTGTGCATGGTTTGGTGGTTTAGGATGGA